GAAATCCCATTCTAGGAGCTCACATGGGCAGATCAGTGACACGCATGACAATCTTTGACGCCCTGCACTACGACGAGGCGACGCGCACCCACCTCATGGCCAGCTATCCCCGGCATGTGCGTCGTGCCCGTGGGATGGGCCTGCCCGCTATTGGCGAGGGGGCCGTGTTCCCGATTGACGACGAGTTCATTTCGGTGCCGGGCTTCGACGTTCCCAAGCACTGGATGGAGATAGGCGGCATCGACTTTGGCTGGGATCACCCGACGACAGGGGCGCGCCTGGTGTTCGACCGCGAATCCGAAACCACGTTCCTTGTGGACACCTACCGCAAGAGGCAGGACACGCCCCTGAACCACGTCAACAAGCTCAAGGGCTGGGGCGCTCACCTCCCCTTTGCGTGGGGCCTTGAAGGCCACCAGACCAAGCTGTCAGACGATCCGAAGGCGACAAAGGACATTTTCAAAAAGCACGGCCTGCGCATGCTGGACACTCACGCGACCTTTGACAGCGGCGGCGTGGGCCTCGAGCAAGGCGTTCAGATGCTGCTCGAGGAAATGCAGACCGGAAAGTTCAAGGTGTTCTCGCACCTGACCGATTTCTTTGAGGAAAAGAGCAGCTACCACCGCCACAAATCCGACGACGACAAGGTGGCCAAGATCAAGCCCGTTCACGACGACATTATCGACGCGGTGCGCTATGCCCGCATGATGATGCGGTTTGCGGTCCCGGTTGCATGGCGCAAGCGATACGGCGGCAAGCCAACCCCGAAACGATCAAACACGCCCCGCGATGGGCGCGACATTTTTGGAGACTGACATGGAAAAATACACGTTTCTCGCCGCAACCCTGTTCGGTGCGCTGACATTGGCCTCGATCACCGCCACCTCGATCGCGCTTGGCAACTATCCGGCCATGATCTTCGCGCTGCTGGCCACCGTGGCCGGATACATCACGCAGGTTCTCGAGCATTATCGCCAGTTTTTCCCGTGGCTGGATCACGCAACCTTTGCCGCATGGCTGATCAGCACGATTTGCGCAGCTCTGGCCATTGGCATCATTGCATGGCCCGCGTAACCGTCTCAGAGCTGACACTGCAAGGCGTCTGGCACGTCGTCAAAAACATGCGCTCGAGCGACTGGACTGAAATCAGCAACCTCGTGCCTCGTGCCGCCTGCACCGTGGACGGCATCGCCATGATGGTCATACAGCACAGCGGCGTGGGCTTTGTGATCGAGGTGGACGAAAAACCCGCCTGCGTCGTCCAGCTAGTCCAGCGCCACGAGGGATGCTGGTCTGCTGGTCTATTCGCAACCAACGACTGGCCGCTCTGCTGGCGATCTGTGCTCAAGGAAATCCGGCATATTGTGGTGCCGACGCTGCTCGAGCATGGTGCGCGGTATTGCGAGGCGCATGTTCTGGCGTCAAATATCCCAGCGCAAACCCTTCTAAAGCGGGTCGGGTTCCGGCAGAAATCTGAGCTACTGACAAACTACGGCGCGTTTGGTAAAGATTTCATACTGTTTGCAGTCACACGAGAGGAATTGAGCAATGTGTATGGGCGGACCAAAGGTGCCAGCGGCGACACCACCGATTGATGCGAACGCTGAGGCAGCGCAAAAAGCATATGGCCGGGCGCGTCAGCGACGTGCCGTGGCAATGGATGAATCTGATACCGACGTGGTGGGCTCGATGATCGCAGGCAGCGCACGGCCTCAGGTCAGCACCCAGCTCAAGTCGCTCATGGGGGCATAAGGCATGCAGTATTCGCTCGAGCAGATGATTTCCATGCAGTGGACGGCGGCGAAAGCTGAGCGCGGGCGGCACGAGAAAGAGCATCGTCACATCGCCCGGTATATCCGGCCCCAGCTTGCGGAGTTCTTCACAGACGGTAGGCAATCCGACAAACGCCCTGCGATCGAGGTGCTTTGGGATGATACCGCCATTCAGGCAAACGACACATGGGCGCGCGGCGTCAACAGCATGACGCACAACCAAGCGACCGATTGGTTCACCGCCAAGGATCAGGACGATATGGTCATGCGCGACGCCGAAGCGGCCCCCTGGTATGGCATGGTGAACAAAGACATGCGGCGCGAGCTGCGCAAAGGCGGCTTTTATGGCGCTGCGCTGCATCGCCTCAAGGACGTGGGCGCGTTTGGCTTTGGTGCCATGTATTCCTACGAGGACGACAACAAGGGCCACCTCAGCTTTGAGCATGTGCCAGCGCCTGAGTGCTATTTCACCCTGACACGCGGCGGCTTGTGCCGCACCTTCCTGCGCCCGCTGAACCTCACAGCCATTCAGGCAGAGGAGCGCGGTATCGAGATCGCCAAGTGCTCGCAATCTGTGCAGGATGCGCACCGTGATCGTCGGCAAGACACGCAGTTTCTGTTCCTGCACTACGTCGCGCCCGCCAAAGACCTGCCCGAAACGCTCAAGTCAAACCATGACATTGTGGGCATCTATTTCGAGACGCAAACGAACAAGGTGATTGGCCAGCACGGCTTTCACGATATGCCCTATCATGTGCTGGTCTGGGACCCGATCCCGCAGTCGCCATATCCGACAGGCATCGGCTACATCACCCTGCCGGAAATCCGCAACCTGAACGCCCAGCGCAAGAAGTTCGACCGCATTCTCGACAACGAAAGCGACAGCCCGATCCTTGCCACGTCTCAGGATGAGGGCAAAGAGCAGGCGCGGCCACAGTCGGGCGAAATGATCTATTCGGGGATGAGCGGCGAGGGGCGGCGTCTGTATGATCCGCTCTACACCAACGCCACCGGATCGCGGGTGCTCAAAGATGAAATTCAGACCGGGCAGGCAAAGGTGCTTGAGGCGTTTCACAACAATCTGATGCTGATGATCTCGAACGCCCAAATGACCGCGACGGAAGTGGCCAGCCGAGACGACAAGATCATTCAGGCAATGGGGCCGTTTATCATTCCGATGATGGGCGACCTTGAGGCTGTCCTCGATCGCGTGTTCCACTCGCGTATGCGGGCAGCGGCATATGATCCCATGCCGTCAATCTTCGATGATCAGACAGAAATGCAATTCGAGCTGCATGGCGTTCTGGCCAAGGCACACATGAAGCTGACCGCCAACAGCATTACCATGTTCTACGGCGAGGCACTGGCCACAATCGGTCAGACGCAAGGCGGACAGGCTGAAATCGAAGGGCTGAACCATGCCGAGTCCCTGCAACACCTCAGCGACGCGCGGGCACTGCCTCAGGGCATCATGCCGTCAAAGCAGCAGCGTGAGGAGCGGCAGCAGGCGCAAGCGCAGCAGGCACAGCAGCAGATGATGATGGAGCAAGCGCCCGGCATGGCCAAGGCCGCAAAGGATGGCGCTGGCGCTATGTCTGAAATGGCCGGCATGGAGGCGCAAGGCGGCGTCGCGCTCGCACCGTGAGGGCGGTTATTCGCTGGCTGCGGGCCAATTATCAGCGCGAAAGCACACAGCAAACCGTGGCCAAAGATTTCAAGGCCACGTTTGAAGCCAAAGAAGCGGGGCGGGTTCTTGAGGACCTGCGCCGTTTTTGCATGATCTACGACACAACGCACGTCAGCGGCGACAGCCATGCGACGGCAATCAATGAGGGCAAGCGGCAGGTTTATCTGCATCTGGTCAACATGCTCGAGGTTCGCCCCGAGGAAATCCAAACCAAAAAGAAGGAAGAACGCGATGCGCGGGATGATGAACGGCCTATTTCACAAGGCGATTAACTTTGTTCCAGAGGGCGAAGATGGTGGTGGCGGTGCTGCTGACCTGATTTCGGGTGCGACCCCGCCCACAGGCGAGCAACCGCCCGCTGATCCGGCCACACCACACCAGCCGACGCCAGCCGGAAGCCCTGACCCCAAGCCACCGACACTGCCAGAGGATGCGCCCGCTGATCCGGCAAAGCCTGCCACCCCAGCAAGCGCGTGGGGTGAGCTGGACGACGAGCTCAAGACGTTCGTGGGTGAAAAGACCCCTGCCGAAGTGGCCAAAGAGCTCAAGGGCGCGCAATCCCTGCTGGGCAAAAAGCAGATCGGCATTCCCGGCAAGGAGTCGACCCCCGAAGAATGGGCCAAGTTCCATGAAACGCGCGGTGTGCCCAAGGCGGCAGACGGCTATGACTTCACCAGCGTCCGCGACGATCTGCTCAAGGACATTCCAGAGGCGGATCGCGAGGGTGCATGGGATGCGGATGAGGAAAAACGGTTCCGCGAGATCGCCAAAGCTGCAAACCTGTCCTCGACCGAGGCGTCAGAGCTGCTCAAGCGCGAGCTGGGCTATCGCATGGAAGCTCAGGCAACGGCCACACAGGCGGGCAAGACTGCATCGAAAGCAGCACAGGACCTGATCACCGAAAACTGGGGCAACAAGTCCGACGAATACACGCAGGACGCCAACAATTTCGCGCGCCATATGGGTCTGGGCGAGGACGTTATGGGCGAGCTGCAAAAGCTGGCTGGCAACAATGCCCAAGCCCGTTTTAAGCTGGTGGATTTCATGCGCACCCAAGGCGCTCAACTGCGCGAGGGTGGCCAGCCCGGCAAGACAGGGCAGGGCGCTATCCCCGCTGCTGGCATGAGTCCGGATCAGGCCCGCGTGGCCAAAACCGACTATCTGGCCCAAGGCGACAACAACAAAGCCTATATGGACCCAACCCATGCTAACCACAAAATGGTGACAGATCAGGTCACGGCATATCTGCGCTCTGAGCGCGGCATCAAGTAACCCCGAAAGGAACGAACATGGACAATCTTGTTGAAAATATCCGCAATGCGGTAGGCAAGCTGGACACAGCGCTCGATACCGACTGGACACAGGCAGGCTTGCCCAGCGTTGATCGTGTGCGTGAGCTGGCTGGTGATCCGTCGATTACACGGCCCGACATTGAGGCGGCATGCCCCAAAACGACACGGATCAGCGCATCGGAGGCCGCAGAAAATGCCAAGGAAGAACAGGCCACCGACGCAGCGCCAGCGTCCGAAGCGGGCGACACGCAAGAGCAAGCAGGAGAGGATGAGCCCGCTCAAGCACCAGCACCTGACAGCCAAGGTGATCAGGAAGATGCACCGGAAGGCCCAGAAGCTGGCGAAGATGTGGGCGAGTCTGACATGAGCGTCGGTGACTTCATGGTGCGCGGCATGCTTATGTCAGTGATCATGCGTCTGCCCGCCCCCATGCGGATCATGGCCGACGTTGTGATGCTGGACGACATGGCTGATTTCGTCGCGTCCTTCCCCATGCACGAGGAGCGTATGGTCGCAGTCGAAATGATCCGCTCGATCAGCGAAACAAAGCAGCAGGAAATCCCCAGCAAGCAATACAAGCCGCGCGTTCTGGCGGCGATGGACGTTGTGCGCGGCGATCTGGATCACGTTCGCACAGGTATCGTGCCTGCCGAGGATCGAAATGCAGCAGCGGCGCGGCTTGCGCGGATCACCGGACAGGGCACCGCACCTGTGCCGGGGGCGGCGATGAGCTCAGCCTTGAGTGGCGCGACGGATGATCAGGCAGCAGCACACGCGCGGTTGTTTGGCGGACCTGCTGAGGGCGTCCGTTCAGCCGACGAATAAGCCAAATGTGAGAAAATACGGGGTGCGGTCAGCAGTGGCCGCGCCCTTTTTTGTGCCCAAATCACGTCCGTTGACGAAATATGGCGTTCAAGGCTATATCTGGGGGCACAAGGTCCAGAAAGAAGCGGGTAGCCCAAGGGTCCGCTGTCGGTTGGGTAGCCGAGCCAGCATCATTTTTGAAAACATGAGGTTTCCCAATGGAAAACGACACCATTGATCTCACCCAGATTGAGATCAACTTTCAGGAACGGACCAACATGCGGGCGCAGCAGCTCGTATCCCTGACCGAACCGTTCATCACCTACGTCGGTGGCAAAGGCCGCGAGACAAAGACGACTTTCTGGGGCCGTAACAAGCTCGAGCAGAAATCGCAGCGTCACGCCAGCTACCCACAGTCCGAAACGCCGCGTGAAGCCTACTGGTTTGGCAGCATGCACTTCTGGAAAAAAGAGCCGCTCGATGGTGACGACGCCTTGTTCGAGGCAACCGATCCCGCGACTGGCCTTTCCGAAGTGTGGGCCGCAGAGGCCGCGCGTGAAAAGGATCGCCTGTATATCAACGCCGCGATGGGCGCTGCATACAAGGGCCGCTATGGTCAGACCACGCCTGAGCCACTGCCTGCCGCGCAGATCATCCCGCACGGCAGCACTGGCCTGACGCCCACCAAGATCATTCAGGGTGTTCAGAAAATCCGCCGTGCGTTCCCGAACCAGATGGACCCGATCTGCACGTTCGTCACCGGGCAGCAGCTTTTCATCGACATGATGGGCTTTGATCAGGTCACGTCGGGCGATTTCAACGATATGAAGCCGCTCAAAGACCTGCAACTGCCGTTCTTCTTTGGCACCTACTTCAAGAATATCGAGGACACTGCGGATTTCCACCCGTCCGACTCCTCGAACACGGTCGAATGGGACCCGATCTTGAAGCTGGACCCGAACGGCATCGGTGCCGGGACGCACATTCGCTATGTGGTGATGTGGGTCAAGTCGGCCATGCGCGGCAAGAAAGACCGCGAGATCGTGACGAAAATTCACGACGAGTCGAAAGACCACGGCCCCGACGCCAAGTCGATCACCTGCGATTTCAACGAAGGCGGTTCGCGTGTGAACCCGCTGGGCGTTGTGATCATCGAGTGCGCCGATCAATCTGATCTGGTGACAGTCTAATCAGAGCGCGGGGCGGCAATCGTCGCCCCGTCCTTCAATTCACAGAACGAGGTTCAACATGACCGCTCTTAAATCCCGAATTGGTGCTCTGGTCGGCGCTGCCCTTGCTTACAAGGGTGTCTCGATCCACATGGCCAAAGCACTCGACTACAACCACGCATTTTCGTCTGCACGTTTCCCCTACGATCAGGGCGATGGGCAGTTCCAACGCGGCTATGCGTCCTGCACCGATGCGATCTTTGTGGCCGAAACCGCTCTGGCGGATGGCGACAAAATCCTCATGGCTGAATGGGGCACCGGGCAGCGTTTCCGCGCTGTCGAATGGAAGCGCACTGTTGCGTTTGCAGCCCCTGCTGAGCAGACTGCCGCTGAGTATTTCGCCAACAACAAGACGGCGTTTGCAGGCAACAGCACGGCAGCTTTCCCGGCGTTCACGCTCTGGGCAGAGGACCCTGACGACGCCAGCTTTGAGCCGATCTTGCTGGCAGCAGAGGCCGAAACTACTGGCGCAGGCAACGTCAACGGCAAGGCGCTACCACTGTCGGCCCTGCTCTATGGCCAGAACCGCCGCAAGCGGTCCCTGCTCATCGTGGCTCGTGCGGAGGGTGCCGTTCCAGTCAATTCTGGCCTGATCATTCAGACCACAATGACCGAACAGCACAAGTAATCCGCCCGCGCGTTGCGAGCGATTTGCGGGCGGGCTCTTAACCGGGCCCGCCCTTTTTTCTTAGAAGGGACAGCACATGCGCACCGCCACTGATATTGCAAATATGACCTGCGATTTTCTCGACGTTGATCCGATTGGGAATATCGACACTGATCGCTCAGGAATGGGCAAGGCGATGCGCCGCAACTATGATGAGGCTGTCGATACCGTGATCCGCGAGTTCTCATGGAATTGCGCAACTACGCGGGTGGAGCTTTCCGAAATGGTGCTACCTGGACACTTTCACAGCGACCATACAGACCACCAGAAAGCCTATGCGCTACCACCTGATTGCTTGGGCGTGATCGACATTAACGGACGCCCTATCAAAGAGGTGACGCATGCCGTCGAGGCAATCGCAATATATGACGGAAATGGGAAGCTCGTCAGCCGCCGCACTGCAATTCTGTGCGATGATGGCCCGACGATCATTGTGCGGATCAAAGCGCGCATTTCTCCCGCAGATATGGACCCACACCTCGCCAAAGCTGTTGCGATCGAGCTGGCTATGCGGTGCGTGATGAAGGCGACCAACAGCACCCAGAAAATGCAAATGCTCGAGGGCATGTATCGTGACGCAACACGCGGATCAGTGCAGCGTGTCGGAGGGTTCCAGACTTCCAGCCGGGAGAATAACGCCAAGGCAGCGCGTCGGTATCCCAGCACAGGCGCACGAGCGCGGGCGGGGTCCATCTAATGGCGCGCGTCTCCCCAAAACAGCATAGTTTCGCGCGTGGCGAGATCAGCCCGCGCCTATATGGTCGGCAGGACACAGAGCTCTATTATACGGCTCTTGAAGTCGCGCGAAACTATGTGGTCGATGGGCGTGGGATCCTTGAGCGCAGACCGGGCACTCGCTTTCTTGGTAACACCAGAAACAATGCGCCCGCTGTGCTGTTGCCTTTTGTCTATGACAAAGAGCAGAGCTACATTCTCGAAATGAACAATCTGGCGTTTCGTGCGTGGTTTGGTGGCGGGCTTGTCTTGAGAGGGGGCGTTCCATTTTCAAGCGCTGCGCCGTTTGACAAGTCGGAGCTGAGTGATCTGAGCTTTGCACAGTCTCGGGACGTTATGTGGTTGACCCACAAAAACCACCGTCCAAGCACCATTCGCCGGATTTCGCCAACAGATTTCGATCTTGATGATTTTCAGACAAGAGACGGACCTTATGAGGACACAAACTCTAATCTGGACAATATGCTCGAGGTCGAAGCCACTGGCCTTACCCCAAATGTCGGACGCGGCACGTTCAGCGACAGCGATCCACTGACAGACCCAGATATTCCTGCCGACTTGATCGTCGGATCGCTTGTAAAGGTGTGGAATGGTGAAGGCGTCCAAAACGTCACGGTTCAAAGCGTTGACCGAACCGCCAGCCAGATCGTAACAAACTGGCGCGGACCACCAATTTCATCAACTGCGCAATGGAGCTATGACGGAAAGACTGCGCCTGTAGGAGTGCTGCTTTCAATTAACGGTATTTCTGGCGTCACGACGGCAACCCTGCGAGCAGCAGGCGGTCATACACCGTTTGACGCCGCGCGTGATCCCGGCAGGTGGGTGCGTGTTCTTGAGGAAGATGATGATGCGGCAGAATCCGCGTCTCTTGAGGAGCGTTTTCAGTGGCACTCATTCAAAATCGTATCAGTGTCCAGCTCAACAGAGGCAACCATAGAATGGACTGGTGGCAATATTCCTGCGACTGCGGACTGGCGGCTTGGCGCGTTTTATCCGGGCAGCTATCCAAGTGTGGTCGCCTTTCACGAGGAGCGGCTGTGCTTTGCTTTACGCAACAGAATTTATATGTCGTCTGCTGGCGACTATGACAATTTTGCACCGTCCGATGTGGACAGTTCGGTCAATCCTGACAATGCAATCACGGTGTCTATCCCTGCGGTGAACGCGAAAAAGGGCGCAGTCAGCGACGTAACTTTCATGCAATCTTTAGGCTTTCAGCTTGTTGTGGGCACACCTTCCGGCCTGCACACATTGCAAAGCAGCTCGTTCGGTGAGGGCCTTGAGCCCGGAACGATTACACGCAGGCCGCAGGATAGCCGTGGGGCGGCGCTGGGCGAGCCCGTTGTGGTAGGTGAGTCCGTGATCTACCTGCACAGCTCGCGCCAAAAGCTCATGGGCACCTACTACAAAGACAGCTTTGACCGGATCGGCGCACAGGACTTGAGCCTACCGTCTGAGCATCTTGTGGCGGCAAAAATCAAGGGTGTGACGTGGCAGGAGGAACCGCACAGCATTGCGTGGTGCCACATGGACGACGGCACGGTTGCGGCGTTGACGATACAGCCAGAGGAAAAAGTGCAAGCGTGGCACTCGCACAGGCTTGGCGGCACGTTTATCGACGGCGGCGTGACCCTGCCCGCTCAGGTCGAAAGCATGGCATGTATCCCAGCACAAAGCGACGGCGGTGACGATCAGCTTTATATGGTGGTTAAGCGCACCATAGACGGCGAAACAGTGCGATCTGTAGAGGTTATGCAGCCTTATTGGCGTAGTGATCGTGATCCGCGCGACGCATGGTATCTTGATGCAGCCCTGAAATACGAGGGGAATGCTGACCCTGCCAAGTCAATCACATTTATAGGAGCTGGCACCGGACCGCGCAACGCTGTTACCAACTTCACCAGCCCAGCTATGACAGAGGGCGATACCCTTTGCTTTCACGACGGGGTGCGCTGGCATCATGGTCGGATTGGTATCGTGGACGGGTCAAACAACTTCATATGGAATCCAACCCTACCAAACTCGCCACCGGGCCCAGCAGATGGTCGCTGGCACTACGTCGATGGTGCGTGGATAATTCCAGTCAGGAATGACCGGATCGACGTTTATTCAAACACCTATGTTACGCCAGCAAATCAGACTGCGGTGACACGCTGGTCTTTCGGGGTGAACACGCTGAGCGGATTGGGGGATTATGAGGGGCAAAGTCTTGATTTATTGGTTGATGGGTTTCCGATTGTTGGGCGTTCGGTTGATGGTGGCGCCATCTCGGGACTGCCGGGTGGTCATGTCATTTTGGCTGGACTGGGATACGAGTCGCGCGGGCGGCTTATGTCGATCGAGGCCGGATCGCAGAACGGTAGCGCTCAGGACAAGCAGCGGCCCGTCTATGAGGTGGTGATTGACGTTATGGACTCCATGCACCTCGAAGCCGGGACCGATATGCCCAGCTCATACGAGGGTTCTTGGCAGCAGTTTGATCCGGTAAAATTCCCAGATGCTCACGCGATAATTGAGGGCCAGCCCGTTCCGCTCTACAGTGGCAATTTAAGGGTTTCACGCGATGAGCAGGGTGACGTGACTGATCCCAGTGTGGCGTGGCGTCAAAACATGCCGCTGCCCAGTATTATCAGAGGCGTGATCACGCGCCTTTCACAAAGCGACGGGAGATAAGGCATGTGCGTTTCAGCACCAATCGTTATGGCTATCGGCGCGGCCTTCTCAGCGGTGTCTGGCCTTCAACAGGCAAAGACAGCGGGAAAGATTGCGGAGCGAAACGCCAAGCTCGAGGAATACCGTGGCCGATATGAGGCCAAGCAGCTCGAGCGCAAGCTGCGCTATACTCAGGGCAAAGCAACCGTGGGCGCGGCGGCGAATGGTATCGGGCTCGACGGCACGTTCCTCGACATTATCAGCGCAAACGAAGTGCAGGGCGAAATTGATGTGGTAAACGCACGGAACAATTCGGCCAACCGTGCAGGCTCAATTCGAGCTGATGGTAAAGCAGCAGCAGCAAGGGCGCGCTCAGGTGCGGTTGCGTCTATTATTGGCGGCACAGGTGATTATTTGGAGGCGGTCGCATAATGGCACAGCTCGCACGTTACTTTCAGAAAGATCAGGTTCAGGTCGATCAGGCCCCGATGAGCATTGCCGACAATGGCAGTCAGCAAATCGGCCGGGCGGTTCAGGGCTTGGGCCAAAGCCTTGATCGGATCGCCCAGCGCGACGAGTCGTTCTGGGTGCAGAAAACACTTGGTGAGCTGGAAAACCAAGCCGATCAGGAGTGGGATAACTCTGTTCAAGGTTTGGGCGACACAGCAGACGGTTTTGAAAAGGGCTATCTGGGCAAGGTCGATAGCATCTACAACAACGCGCGCGGGCAAGCCCCAAGTCGTCGCGCAGGCCGTCAGCTCGAGCTTGGCATTCAAGATCAGCGCAACAGGCGTGAGTCTCGAGCGCGCGGGTTTGAGACTGAGCAAAAGTTTCTGGGCCGTCAGCGCACCATTCTAAATGAGGCAGACAATCTGGCTCAGCAGGCATTTCGCGATCCGGGCGTTGAGCCGTATTCGCCGCACGGCACCCTCATTCCGCCTGTGACCGATG